GAAACATTCATTGAGATCACTCATCTTCGCTTTGCTGTCACTCCGAAACAGAAAGACTTCATCTTAGATGCAATCGAAGAGTTCAAAGGAACCCACCAAGGAGCCAAACTTGTTGCATTAGTAGAGGCATACTATAACATGAGGGCTGATAAAGCCGCATAGGAGGTTATAATGTTAGAAGGCTTTCTCATTGCATTGGTATTAGTAGTAGGCGTCATTTTTATGGTTTAGTCATGGATGCTATAGAAAATATCATTAAGGAGTTTATCGGCAATTATGCAGACGTGGCAGAGGTCGATGACATCCACGATAATATGTCTATGGCCGATGACTTACGCTTCGATAGCCTCAATACACTTGAACTTGCAATGGACTTGGAACAAGAGTTCTCTATTACCACAAGTAATGACGAGATATACGCCTGTAAGGTGGTAAAAGATGTCATTGATCTTGTAAAGGAGAAAATAGATGGAATACAAGGAACATAAACCAGGATGGACGTTTGAAAGAAGGCACTATGCATATCTTGTGGATACTATCATCCACGACCCAGACGTAAATAACTATGACACAGGAAAGATGCTAGATACGCTGAAACGCTACTTCACTCGTGACTTTCCAAACTTTAATGGAGTCAAATGGAATGCAGCAGTCACTGCGGCCTTTTCCGAGTAAGTTCATATTGTCTACACCTATCAAAGTACTGCGAGTAGAACGGATGAGTCACCCAAATGCTTGGATGATATGGCTCATGGCTAATGGAGATTTTACCCTTGGCACATTCATACGATTGTGCGATAATGGTGAGATTCATCGTGTGACATGGCACGAGGATGGAACTGAAACGGTAATGGAGATGTAACCGAAGGAGGAACCAATGGGTAGAATGAAAGAGTACTGGATGGAATCGTGCTGGAAGGTGCTCAATGAGTTTGACTTAGGCACCATCACATACGAGCGAGCATCAGAAGAACTAATAAAGCTTAACGCTACGTCCTCCGACCTTGCCCGTCTAAAGATGATAAAACGCTGGCATGAGATTGAGGATAACCCAGGCGAAGATGTTAGACGGATAAAGAAGAAACTCGAAGGCGCAAATGCGTCCCAAGAATAAACCAAGGGATGTCTTTAAATATATTGACATGCAAGGAGGGGATAATGACTGTTGTTGGCCTTGGAAAGGAAAAGTCAATGAGAAAGACGGAAGACCATACTTTACTGTGGATGGCAAGCGCCGCCCTGCTTATGCTATTGTTCTGGAGTGCGTATCAGGAGATGGACAGCCAAAAGGAATGGTTGCTAGACATAAATGTGACAATCCCAAATGTTGTAACCCGTCCCACCTAGGTTGGGGTAGTCATCAAGACAACATGAATGACATGAAGGAGAGGGAAAGACATGGTGTCCCTAGAATTGTTGTACGCGCTATACTTAGACTACGAACAGAAGGCAAGACCCAACAGGAGGTTGCCGACCTATACGGACTTTCAAGAGAATCTATTTCAGCTATTGAGACAGGAAGATCACACACAGAAGAAAAAGGCTTGACACACAAAGAAAAATGTGGTAAAAAGATTCATTGATCCAATAAAGGACAAGGAGCCAACTATGAACAATGTCATCACACTATCCCCCACAAAACCAGAAGCGTTTAATGATACATCGGAATTGTATTTCTATGTATGGGAACGTCCGTGCTACTTCATGGGAAGACCTGCTGATCTTGGAGCTACTTACTATGAAGACCCAAGTCATAAGCACATTGTACGCATCATTAACGGTGAGCCTGTCTCCATTGGACTTGTTGGTAAAAACTACAAAGTACTAAATAACAGGGAACTTTGCGAAGGGATTGAGGATACTTTCATGGAATCCCTAACGCAAGAGGAGCTAAAAGATGTCTCCAGAAGAGACTCCATCTCATACTTGGGCGCTACAAGCATCCGAGATTATGTGTTCCCGAACATCAAAGCAGATATCGGGTCTAGACGAAGCGATATCGCCTTTCGAGCTATCGTTGTTAATGGGTATGATGGCACATCCTCATTCAAGTTTTACCACGGAGCCATTGACTTCTTCTGTACAAATGGAATGGTCACAGGAGCATACGATATGATCGTAAGGCGTCATACATCTGGCCTTACGATCCCAGCATTAACAGATAGACTCCGCAAATCCATCGACATCTTCTACAAACAGTCAGACCAATGGAAACATTGGGTAGGTAAAGAGATATGTGATGAAGATGCAGAACGATGCTACGAAGCAATGCCTAATGTCTCAGACCGCCGAGTGCAACAACTCATGCGACAGTTCCGTATTGAAACCCAAACTCATGGTAGAACTGTTTGGGCCTTGTACTCAGCGGCTACCTACTATGCGTCCTTTGATGCTGGAGAATTTAGCATCAAAGAGACTCAATCAGATCACAAAGCATCTACCCTTATGAATAGAGAACAACAGGTACGTAGTTGGCTCAACACAGAGGAGTTTGAGCACATCGCAGCCTAAAGAAGGGGACTTCCATGTTTAAAAAAGGAGATCTAGTTCGTCTTGCTAGTGAAGACGAAGAAAAAGAGATTGTGTCTGTGCTAGAAAACAGTGATAAGTCAACTGGGACTACACTAGTCCAGCTTTTTGTCTTAAACAACGTTTACTACGACGATGAAGAGAAATGGCATCTCGATGTAAATAGATTTGACACAGAAGACCTTGAACTTGCAACCATTACAACCACTGAACAATTAAAGCGTCAATTTGGCTTTTGGGGGAAGACATGAGACAAAAAGATGTTGCCATACTTCTATCTGACATGGACGCACATATAACTGAAGCTATCAACGATGCTCATACCGCTATGACAAGTAGGTTTAGTTCTGACGCTGCGTCTAATGCAGTTGCAAATAAAGAGGCCCATGTTCATAATCTCATGGCCGACTACTTGATTACATCTCAATTACACTCAAGATTCAAAAAAGCCTACGACTATACGAAGAAACACCTAGATAAGGGACTTATTGCCCTTTATAAAGGATGTGAAGGCATCCCAGGGACTACTACAACATTACATAGTGATAACATATACCATTTTGATAAACGACAAAATGTTGATGGTGAATGCACCCTTGTCGTTGACCTTGTAACTGCCCTGTCTCGTTCAGGGGTGGAAAAAGATATTATTGATGCTGCTTTGAAACAAGCTACGAAACCTAAACGTGGGAATGTTTACTACGAAATTAAGTTAGTGGAAGAGTAATCATAATGAAGAGTGATTCTCCTATAGCCCTTGCCGACTTGACTAAGATGACAGAAGATGAACGTGAGTTACTCGTTACTCGCATTCGTGAGCGTCGTCTTGCTCCTGTCCGTGCATATGAAGAACTTACACTTATGCAAGCAGAGGCTAGGAAAGAAAAGTTAGAAGGTATGTGGGAGAAGCAAATGGAACTGTTTGGTAAAGACCTCGCCCGTGCTGATAAAGCAATGGAAACACTAGAGAAACGTGGTACAAGGTTGCGGGCAATTAAACTGGAGATTGAAGAGCTATGAAAGCAAGAGAAGTAAGAGAAAGATTACAGGGAAAGATAGAACCCGATGTAGTAGTTTGCTTGACGGCTATATCTGAATCTCTTTCAGCACAACAGCAAGAAATAAATATACTAGCTGAGATGTTGAATAATCTAACCGACATCCTCATGCAACTTGGCACTACCATTGAGGGAGCGACCAATGCTGTAGATGAATTAAAGAAAGTAAGAGAGGGTTAATGTCTAACTTCAAGCTAATATCTATGGACATGTGGATGGCAGGGAAAGACGATGAACATCTCCCAGCTTACGATCATACTAGACTCTCTGCGATTAACACTTGCCCTACGTGGGGTATTCTTCGTTATTCAATGCACAAACAAATGCCAAATGTTTCTCGTGCGATGGCATTGGAAGCTGGAACGGCGGCTCACGAAGGCTTCGCTGCTGTACGTTGGTATCAGTACAAAGCTTTCCAGGTTAAGACTAAAGTCCAGACAATGAACGCTGACTTCCACGCATTGCGTCTGTTCGGAGAAGAAAGATACAGACGTATGTATGATACTCTCAGTGATGGTGCAACTCATAGAACTAACGCCATCAACTTCGCTGTAGAAGCACTAGAGAGTAGTGAGTTCTATGATGACATCGCTGATAACAAGCGAACCATTTCCAACATTGCTGAAAGTCTCATTGCGTATGTAGATGCGTACGACATGGAACGTTACCCTGTCTGGATACGTGATAAGACTAACCCAGAAACAGACATTGGTATTGAAATTCCATTCGATATCGTCGTGGAAATTAAGTATGAAACAAAAGGTATAGAAATACCCTTTGGCTCTATCCGTTTCAAAGGTAAACTCGATGGTCTTCACTATAATAAGAAAGAACTTATAATTATAGAAGAGAAGACAGGATCAAGGCTAGACAATTCATGGCTATCACAATGGATATTGTCTCACCAGATTACTGGGTACTGTCTTGCAGCAACCACCTTTACAGGACTCTCTTGCAACCATGCTCTTGTTAGTGGCATGAGAATACCTATTGGTCGGGTACCAGCTGAAGGAATTAGGAAGGAATACGTACCACGTACTGCTCTCATGTTTGAGAAGTGGGCTAACTGGTTTGTAACTACGATAGATATGGATAACCAATATAAAAACGACGTAATTTCAGCCCCGATGTACACGCATAGCTGTAACAGGTACTTCCGAAGTTGCAGCTTCCTACCATTCTGTGCATGTGACACGATAGAAGAGAAGAAGCGAGTCATAGAGGAGATGGAGGATGATAAATGGGACGTATTGTCTTAGTGGGCTTCTATCACTATACCTAGTTCTCTGGCCTAACCAAATAAACGACATAGAATTTAGTGCTATTCCCTATAGACCGGTAATAGACGTAGCACCTCCTAAACCTGTAATAGAAAAGCCATCCCCTCGCACTAGTTGTATATGCCCTAGTGGTCCTACACCTCTGGTTGTGAAAGGGGATTACCTTGAAACAAACCACTTTGGATTAGATAATGACACGAACGAGCGTTAATCTACGAGAATCGTTTGTAATAATACGAGGATTACTAACAAAAGGTGTGCTTATCTATGGGCCTTTCGTAACACGCCAGGAAGCAATTGAGTATGGTGGTAAAAATTTCCCAGATGATACTAGAGAAATAGCAGTTATGATCAAGGAGGAGGTCACTCATGGCGGGAACTAAAGAACCAGAAATCACCCTTGGAACTGTGTCAATTACTACACCAAAGACACAGGTCAAGAGAATGGCAATGGTAATTTGGGGACCAAGCGGTGCAGGAAAAACTACATTAGCTGCAACTGCTCCACGTCCTATACTATGGATAAACTTTGATCCCGATGGAACCAGTTCTCTTATGGATCAAGAGGGCATACTCATTGCAGATTTCTCTATGGAAAACTCTAACAAAGTAGTGACATTTAAACATGAAAACTCAGGTGGAATTAAGCAAGTCCTCGAAGATCATCCTGAAATTAAAACGGTGGTCTTTGATTCTGTTACTTCGTTCAACGAAATGGCACTTAAACATGGTATTACTGAGGTTCGTGGAGCTACAATGGAAGCGCCCACGCTTCAAGGATACGGACGTAGAAATAGTTACACGATGCAGGCTATTATGTCAGTTATTAGAACCACCGGAGCGGTTAATAAACATGTAATCTTCATTGCCCATGAAGACGTACCAAAACAGGACGAGTTAACTGGCGCAATGATGGTAAGCATACTCGTTGGTGGTAAAATGCAATCGGAGATTCCTATAAAGTTGTCAGAAGTTTGGCACTTACAGGATACGGGGAAGAAGCGTCTAATTGCTATCCGTTCTTCCCGCCTTCGCAAGCCCATGAAGAGTCGGATGTTTGAAACAAGTGGAAATAGTGAGTTCACTTGGAACTTTGATCCAGAATCATGGGAAGGCGCAGGAATTGAAGACTGGTACATCACTTGGGTAGAGAATGAAGGGCGCAAGATTCCTTTACCCAAGTGATACCACATATAGTTATTTACAAGATACTACCTACTAGATTTTGGGGCTGTACTAGGAGGTAGGATGCCACTATAATAACAGCTTCAACAACATTAACTTGTCACACAGGAGACAACAACATGACAGATAACCTTTCAAGTATCGTCGAATTTTCCATTGACCTTACCAAACAGGAAGCCCCCGAACCGCTTCCCCCTGGTCAGTACACTGGAGTAATTCGGAAGGCAGAGGTACGAGAGAGCCAACGTGGTACTCGTTACGGCGCTGTGTCCTTTCATATCAGTGCTGACCAATTCCCAGCTGACTTTAAGGACGGCTCGGATGACGGCCTGACACTAATCTTTCGTCGTGTCGGACTAGAAGACAACCCACAGGCGAGGTGGGGCACGAAGCGTTTCCTCGAAGCGATTGGTGCACCAGTTGCCAAGAAAATTGATGTCAACGAATGGGTCGGAATGGAGGCCGCTCTGGACGTTGTGCATGATACATATGAGGGAGTCACTAGGGCCGTCATAGATCGTGTTCGCGCTGCCTAGACCCTCCAACAGACAGACTGGGTAGCGTGGGGAGGGTGTCATCATCATGGGAGACAAATTGTATCACCTTCAATTTTTCTCTTGACACCCTCCCACCTATATAATAGAGTGAATGTGTTGTTAACAATTCAATTGAAGGAGAGGCCAAATGGCTGAAGCTGAAGCGAAGACGAAGAAGTTCACCCGTACTGTAAAGCCAGTATACGTCGTAATGCAGGTCAAAGATGATAGCGGCAACGTTGTTAGTCTGACAAAAGAGAATGTCGAAATCCTCAGTACCCATAAGAATGCTGATGATCTGCTCACCATCCTCGACAGTGGTGGGCTTCCACACGGAAGCTTCTATAAGCGCATAGCCCTTAGCTAGATATGAAAGCTCCTGTAAGCCGGAACGCTTGGAGTAGTTAAGAGGAACTGGACCCCCGGTGAGAAATCATCGGGGGTTTTTTATGTAGAAAATCCTTGACACACAGGACAATGTGTGCTATGTCTGATAGGAATAGACCGAAACACGTATTTGGACTTACTACAGGCTATTGTAAGTTCTGCGGTGCGTCTTTAAAGGACGTTGTGAAAAACAACTCACCTTGCCATAGAGAAAAGAACGTAACACCTATTTCACATACACGCGCAGTATCAAGGAACAAAAATGAGTTACGAACCCCCGCTAAAAATAACAATCCCAATCCCAAATAACTTCCCAGTAGGACGTGGTACCAATTCCACAGGCAGACGTGGAGGCAACCTGCGGATACGTTGTACTAATAAAGAGTACGATGCCATCCAACATGAGGCTGGACTCCTTGACATAACATTGGCTATGTTTTGTAGATGGTGTGCTGTACATGTAGCGGCCAGACTTCTTGAACACAGGAAGACATCTTCTACGGCCATATCTATTGGGGAAGATAATGAACCAAGTTCAAGAGGAAGAAAAAAGAAATGAATTGGAACTTGACACAACACAGCGTCAAGCTGTTAGCGAGTGTTGCGACCTTAGTAATCGCATCGTTGCTGTTACGGGGGCTGCTGGCACCGGTAAGACTACTATACTGCAACATGTTTATAGGAACCTCTACAAGCAGGGTACAGAGGTGGTACTATGCGCTCCTACAGGCAAAGCAGCAAAACGAATTACAGAAGCAACTGGCATACAAGCGTGTACAATACATAGACTGTTGGAGTACCCCCATCCGGGCGAAGTAGACCAAGCTACAGGTAAATCCCTTGTTACCACCGATCCAAAACGCGACCGGGCGTTCCCGATCGAACAGAAAGTTGTCCTCGCTGACGAATATGCTATGGTCAACGTTGAAGTTCATCGCAACCTACTTGATTCTCTACCCAATGGGGGCGTTATTCGTATGTTTGGCGATGCTAATCAATTGCAGCCAATCGAAAGTAACAAAAGACTACAGAAGGAGGACTCGTCTTTCCTGAAGATGTTGGAGAAGTTTGATGGGATCAGGCTTGAGACAATACATCGTCAGGCAGGGGACAGTAACATCATCTCCAATGGACAGAGAATCCTTCAAGGACAAATTCCATTACGCAAAGAAGACTTTACTCTTAAATTTACAGACACTCCAGTCGAGGGGATACTTGACTTCATACAAGACAACCTCACAAATGGAGTAGACTACGGAACTACAGACAATCAAATCATATCTCCAACGAAGGTAGGTTGGGTTGGTACAGAAGCCCTCAACGCTGCCATTCAACAACTACTACAACCAGCAACAAAGCCATACGTTGTCGCAGAGAGACAGCAATGGAGTAACATTCCAGAGCAACGATTCTACATAGGTGACAAGGTTATAAATACAGTCAACAACTATCCGCTTGAGGTGTTCAACGGAGAGACTGGCATCATCACGGAGTTCGGAGACAACGGAGATATAACCATTGACTTTGGAGACAAGGATGTTACTGTACCAGCGTCGTTAGAGATGACGGGTAGATATGGCACCTACTATATGAATCCTCAAAAGGATTTAGACCTTGCGTATGTTATCACAACTCATAAGTCTCAGGGTAGTGAGTACGACAGGATATGTTATATTATGAATAGGTCTAGATCATTCCTCCTCAATCGTAAGAACTTCTATACTGCTATCTCACGAGCACGTACCCATGTGTCAGTCATTACAGATCAGAAGAGTATTAATCTAAGTCTCTACAAGAGAGGAGACAAGATGTGATTATACTCCTCAATGGTCCTCCTGGTAGTGGTAAGGATACAGCTGGCCGTTTCATAGAGAAGTTCCTACGTGATGGCTACCACTACAAGATGTCTCGTCCACTCAAACGAGCATGTCAGAGTATCTACGGATACAATGATCAAGTCTTTCGTCTATTAGAAGAGAGCAAGGACGAGAAGACTCCATTCCTCCACGGCTTGTCTTACCGAGAGGCACAGATAGCTATCTTCAAAGGACTAGAGGTTGCACACAACCAGCTGATCCTTGCTGACATAGCCATTGGCTCTCTCACTTCTCCCCCAGTACATAAACACTACGTCATTACAGACTGTGGTATGTCAGTAGAGGCTCAGTACTTGGTCGATCACTTTGGCAAAAAGCAAGTTGGTCTTATCAAGCTGGAACGAGAAGGGCGTGACTTCTCCAACGACATCCGTGAGTACGTGGATTGTTCTTGTAACTGTCAAGCTACTATTAAAAATGAACATGACCTTGAGATGTTCGAGGTACAAGTGAAGCGTGTGCTCAAGCTGTGGGGATTGATAGATGAAGATAACTGAAGGCTGGTTGATGCGAGAGTTTACTGCCCGTGCCACTGCCTGTCAGTTAGAAGTAGATTGCCTTGGTACAGGCAGACTTGATAGTGAAATTTGTATCATAGCCGAAGCACCAGGAGAACATGAAGCTAGCATGAAGATGCCTCTAGTTGGTGGCTCTGGTAAGTTGCTATGGGATACGTTACGCCCATTCGATATAGGCAGAAAGGATTGTTATGTTACGAACGTGGTTAAGAAACAGGTATCTCTCTCTAGCAAGACCGATGCTAGAAACCCTGTTAAGAAGCCTGAACTTGAACATTGGGAAGGGCTACTTGATTGGGAGTTGGATCATCTGCCCAACCTCAAGTACATACTCGCTCTCGGCAATTTCGCGCTTCACGCTCTTACTGGAGACACGGGAATCACAAAGTGGAGAGGCTCAGTCTTTGACTGTAAAGTTGGGAGGACTAACCGTGTTGTTAAAGTAGTAGTAACTAACAACCCTGCACACATACTCCGTAACATAGCTATGGAACCTATGTATAAGTTTGATATAGCTAAACTCAGGAGAGTGATAGATGGAAAGTTCACACGACACGACATTTCAGGAACAATTAACCCAAGCTACGAAGAGGCTCAACATACAATTGACGAGCTTGGGAAATCTGATAGACCAATTGCATTTGATATTGAAGTCATTGCAAACGAAACAGCCTGTATCGGGTTTGCCAACAACCCTAACAGTGGAATCTGTATTAACTTCAGGGATGATAAGGCCAACAGATATAGTATCAGTGAGGAACTTGCGATCCGAGACAGGATACAGCAACTATTTAGTAATAAAAAGAACAGATTTATAGCACAGAACGGTAGCTTTGACTGTGGCTGGCTATGGTACAAGGATAGAATACATGTGCCTCGTGTCTGGTTTGATACGCTACTCGGACATCATACCTTGTACCCAAGGATGCCACACAATCTAGGGTATCTTACTGCACAGTATACTGACCATCCTTACTACAAGGACGAAGGCAAAACATGGCGAGAAGGTGGCAACGTCAACCAGTTCTGGGACTACAACATTAAGGACTGCTGTATCACCTGGGCCGTACATGAAGCCGTCCTTAAAGAACTTCAAGACCAGGAGCTTGAGGACTTCTTCTTCGAACATGTGATGCGGTTGCAGTCTCACCTCGTACGGATGCAAGTTGGGGGTATACTTGCCGACGTAGAACTTAAAGACAAAATCTCTAATGACCTAAAGGAGGAATTAGATGCGAAGCTCATTCAATTCCACAAGAGAGTACACACTCTTACAGGAGATAGAGGATTTAATCCAAACCCGAAGTCGCCTAAACAACTTAGTGAACTATTCTTCAATTACCTTGGACTGGTCGGAAGAGGATCGAGCACAAATAAAGAGAACCGTGCGAGAATGTTCAACCATTCTAAAACTACTGATGAACAAAAGGGACTCCTTAAACACCTAGACGATTACCTCAAAGAGCATAAGTTCTATAGCACATATGCTACACAGAAGGTTGATCCAGACGGGAGGATAAGATGCGAATACAAACAATTCGGTGTTCAAGAAGCACCGGGGAGACTTTCATCCTCAAAGGTTATGTGGGGAAGCGGGATGAACCTACAAAACCAACCGCACCGCGCCTACCCTATGTTCGTATGCGACCAAGGCTACATGTTTTCATACTTCGACCTGAAGCAAGCCGAAGCAAAGATGGTAGCGTGGCTCTGGAACGTAGAAGGCCTAAAAGAAAACTTTATAAAGGCAGAAACAGAAGATGGATTTGACATCCATAGAGGCAACGCTTCAAGAATCTTTAAAGTCCCTTATGAAGACATCCCAAGTTCCGATTGGAACACTGATCGCTCCCCTACTGCAAGGTATCTTGGAAAGCGATGCGTACACGGTCTTAATTATAGAATGCAAGCTCCCAAACTTGCAGAGGTGTGTGGCATACCGGTTCAACAAGGGTTCGAAGCTTGGGCCAGTTACCATAGGGCTTTCCCTGAAATCCAACAAGGATGGGAAAGTACAATTAAGACTGTCAGACAAGAACGTATGCTCTACACCCCCCTGGGACGGAGGCTCATTTGGTTAGAGCGATTAACGGAGGAAAGTTTTGATAGTGTTATTGCTTTCGTTCCCCAAAGCACCATCGGTGACAAGGTATCGAGCGTTATCTACTTGTGCCATGACGATGAAGAGTGGCCCGAAGACGCCAGAATGGTTCTCAACGTCCACGACGCTCTCCTTGCCATCCATAGACCTAAAGATAAAGCCCGTGTCCAACGAATTATGAAGAAACATGCAGAGGCTCCTATTATAATACGTGGTGAACCAATCAGCATCGGTGCTGACATGAAAGAATCTACAGCAGGAGAAGACGGAGTACATAGATGGTCAACACTGAAAGAGATCAAGAACTTACAACATGAATTATAAGAAGATAGTATCTCCTGACTCATTCATAGGACAGTACATGGAGTACATGTCCTATGTTGAGACAGCGGAGAGCTATGATTTTTGGTGTGCCCTGTGGGCAATAGGAACAGGAGTTGGCCGTGACGTATATGTGGATCGCCCTAACAGCCCAGTTTATTGTAATTGGTATATTATCTTGGCTGCTGAATCGGGGACTACGAGAAAGTCTACAGCTATTAGCAGCATATCAGACTTTGTTAGAGAATCTTGTCCCCTACTTGCCGGAAAAACAAGCCCGGAAAGTCTCGAACTTTATCTCCATGACACCAGCGCAGAAGGAGGAAATGCTAGAGCGCATTTCGCAGTTAGTGAATTAGTCACGATACTAGGAAGGGAAGGATATATGAGTACGATGCCGGGGCTGTTGGCAGACTTGTATGACTGTCAAGAGTTACGCATCAGTCCTGGTACATTAGCGACAGGAGGATTGGTACAGAAAAATGTCTACGTCACATTCTTATCAGCGTCTACACCAGCTTGGCTTGTTACAGCAATTAACCCATCTGTTATCGAAGGAGGATTCACCTCAAGAGTTATCTTTGTCGTTGATGATAATAGAAAACGTTCTATCGCATGGCCCAAGGAGCGCAGCCGTAGTGCTAAAGAACACGTTAGAGGATTATACAGCGAAGCAGTACGAAGAGCTAGTACCAACGGACCAATCGGAATCTCGACGGGAGGACTTAAAAAATTCACTAACTGGTATAACAAAAGAGCTTCTCACCACGATCCTTTCATGTCCTCGTTTGAAGCTAGAGAAGACGATCACTTACTACGAGTCGCAGCGTGTCTTGCCATTAACGATGGAACATATGAGATACAAAGTAGGCACGTTGGGCATGGAAGTAAAATTATCTCTTCAATTAAGGACGGTGCAAATTCCCTCTTCGGAGGAGACTTCAGCTACAAAGCCAAACTCGTGTCAGCTATCGCTAGACTTAGAGACATCCTCATCAAAGCCGGAGCAGATGGAGTCAAGCACTCAGACCTACAACGACGACTCGTCAGACACCTAGATGCCAAGGAGTTGGGCACCCTTATTAACATCCTACATGAGTGTGGGATGATACAGATATTTGAAATTAACAAAGGGAAGAAGGGACGAGCGGGGAAGACCTACCGTGCCACCCGTGCTATTGAGAAGTTTGGGGTGGCGTCGGAGGTGCTGGCGAAGTTGAATCTGGAAGAGTGAAAGGTGCTGTACGTTCATTTATTCCTTCAAAGGTTTGTCCTCTCATATCCACTCCAGCCTCAATTGAATATGTCTCGAAGAATGCCTTTTCTTGCTCTTCTAGTATCCTCAATGCCTCTATATTTATCCTGTCGATGTGCGTGTTTATATCGTTCGTTATTGCGGCTCGTTGCTCTACCGTTATTGGTCCTGCTGGAATCTGTTCACCTGACCATTCCCCCTCATATCCTAGACTGTAGTCTTGCGCCTCACCTTCCACTTTGGGAGGCCAAGGCCTTAGTAGATTCAGAGCCGTTGCTAGATGATTTATACTCCTCCGTAAGTCACTAACTCTTTCTCTGTGGACGGCTATCAGGTCTAAGTAACTTTGTGATCTTGCTCCTAGCTCTTGTATTACTGGGTCTGTTGGAGCACTTACTGATTTTCCCAAGAATTGCTTTCCTTCTGCTGACATAGTACCCTTGCTAGGTGTAAGTTTACCTCGCTTTGTCCACTTCTCAAGGGCATTCACCTTAGCAAGGAGTGCTCGTGTTACCTCTGGGGTAGGTGCCTTAGAAAATACATTACCAAGACCAAAGAAACTGAGGTAAGGTGCTTGTTGTCGAATGCTCCGTTTCGCTATATCAACAGCTGCTTGTGTTCGCTGATCTTGAGGGGTAGTTGGTACGCCACCCCAATAGTTCTCATACATATCTACACCCATCTGCCCAATTGCACCAAACAAGTTTGCTAAAATGGCATGGGCTTTAACCGTCATTTCTTCTCCAACATATCTGCGTCCTGCATCTCCTCCAGTTGCCCTATTACCAGGAACATTTATACCAGGCAACGGCTTGGGTCGAATAAGGGAGACACTTATATCGGGGTCCATTTCGCCAGACATATCTCGTTGGTGTGGTCCTATCTCTGGTTCAGTATCAAGATTCACCCCCATCCAAGAAGCTACGGCTGACCACCAGGGATTATTCGGGAGATGGAACGCCCTCCCAAATCCATGCCAAAGATGGTCTGCCCCGTGATCTTCACGATATTCCGTAGGATCAAGAAGTAACTCTAACGCATCGAAAACCATCCCACGGAAGGGAGCGAACTCTGGCAGAGCTCGAACATACGGTGTATCCCAAGGATCTACCCCCGGTAAGAAAAACATAGCGTTATCGGTACGCTGTGCAGATGACAGATGCCCCCACCACCATTCTTTGTATGACCACACCCTGCCATTTTTGTCTGTAAACCTCGCGTTAGGCATTAAAGTAGTATTCCATACAAACTCCAGAGCGGTGGGCATTAATACCCCTGCTGTCAAAGCGGCCATACTCTTTTTAAAACCAAATTTTTGCGCCGCCCTACCGAACGTTGTTATGGCACCTACAAATGGCGAAAAAAACGGGAAGAAAGCTTGTGCCCATTTCATCCATGCACCTATATTCCTTGGTTCGGTAAGGACTTCTTGGGCAGCTGCGGTTTCTCTCCTGACTATTTTACCTATCTCTGGCCCCTTCGCTTGTGCAAGTTCAGCCTTCACTTCTTTGTTACTTAGTTTACGTGCTATAAGCCCAAACTTAGTGCCCTCATGCCAAGCTTCGTTCCAATACTTCCACGCACGTATAAACTGAGGGACAGCATTAGCACCATAATACCTAGAGAAGGCAGGAATAGCGTCCTCAAGAAGTTTACTCCAACTTTTATCTGTGCCAATAAGTTTTGACATTGGCCCTGTATCTCCATAGCCAGTCCTCGTTCCTCCGATATAGCGTGATATATTTTGATCAGACGGTAATAGGGTCTTCGCGGCCCTTTCGGCCAACCTCTTCTGAAAGGCTTCCTGTACGTGTTTTGGTAGTAGGGAGAAGAAGCCTGTGTTAGTCTTTAAGCCATGAGTAAACATCAGTGCGTAGTCGTTACTCATTCTCCTAACAAATATATCATAAGTTCCTAAGAACCCATCTCTCCAAAGTTGTATAGCTTCCTTCGAGGCTCTACCGATTCCACCCTGAAGCTTCATAAGAGTAACAACACTCCCAAGCATGTCGTTATACAAGTGAGCTACAGGAGCAAACGGCGATAGTATCCCAGTAGTACCTCTAGTCATCAATCTCGTAAAGAAAGCATGGAACTTATCGAACCCATTAACCATTGCAGGGTTGAACTCCAGTCCTTCTTTCATCGCATGAGATAGCCCTCCAAATATATAGAAGTCTCCTTTATATTGCACAACAATACCACGAGCCATTTCGTCAAGCTCTCTAGGGAACTCTCGATAGGGTACTTGATCTCCTTCCTTGCCAAGTAACTTTACCTGGGCTAGCATCTTTTGTACTTCTTCTGCTTTATTAAGTTCTAGTACCATCTTGCCGGGGTTTTGCGCGTCTACTCGGTACCTACCTAGAAACTTCGGTATTAACGTCCGTCCAGCAAATCCCTTTATAATCTTTGGTATAGCAACTTCCCATGATCCATCGGCATGTACTTTTAGCCCAGACAACTTTGTCAAGAAGTTCCATTGATCAACGGAGCGGCCAATATGCTCCATCATCGCACTTGAATGTTGTACTAAATTTTCGAATATACCCATCGGTTGAGCAATACCTTCGCCTTCTCTCTTAGCTGTTTCGAGAGCACTGCTTACTCCCCTCCAATGCTTACCTGATGTAGTAGCAGACCCAAAGAGGTCTGCAAGATGTCCAAATAAGCCTCTGGTTGTACTTTCCGAGGTAGGCATATAGACTACTTCCCTACCCGCCGCAGGATCAAGTGTCCGTGAGAACGAATGTCTAATAGCTTTAGCCCATGCCTCACTCCACACACCCAAGTCTACAGCTTCTTGTAGTAATCCATCAATTGCTTCCGCGAATTGCTTCCGCATCTTGATAAACTCTGCATCCTTCTGTCCAAGCTTTACCCATTCAGCTAATTCAGCATCTTCGACAAACACCTTTGTCTCACGTCCACTTGGATCACGAACAACCTTCCACAGGGAAGGCCTTTCCCGAATAGGAGTACCACGAATGTCATCAATTATCTTCCGATTGTTAGCGAGTATCTCTTCTACATCATCCAACGACCCTTTAGAATAAGCAGCATCGACCTCTTTGTAGACCCGTGCTTGCTCTGGAGTTAGCGACGACTTTGCCTCCGCTCGTGTTAGGAAATGATGAGCAGTCGCTCTAGTACGGTCAGCATTGGCACGTAAACCCATTAGATAATTAGTAAACTCTTGTTGTCTTTCCGGTGCCCAACCCCTAAACTGTGCTATCATCTGTTTAATAGGCGTAGCGAGTCTTGAACCACTTAGAGGGAAGACGCCTGTCCTGAGCCAATCAACTAAGACTCCTGGGTAATCTATGAACTCTTCCCCAGGCACATCCTTCATCTCTTCCGCATTATATCCCAGTCGCTTGAGTGCTACCAGAGGAGCTTGACGCGCAGAACGTACATTGGTGCCAAGTTCTGCCCACAAATATCCTCCTACCTCTTTAGCTCTAGACCAACCCCCCTTGGAAGGCCACCTCTTACCTGTACCACGTATATGACGCCCTATATCCGTAGCGAGGTTAACTACTGGTACAGGTTCTGTTCCTGTAGGATGTGGCCCAGTCTTCATGTGCCTAAGATGATTCCTGTACCTAAGAGCGACATAGGCAGCAACCGTACCAGCGACGATGTCTCTCGCGTATTCTTGCCACTCGGTGCTATCTGCGTCTTCTGCTGCTTGTTCTCTTTGTGCCAATTCTGGGTTAAATTTAGTGCCAGGAATAAGGTCTTCTGTAGTTATAGTTACAGGTCCACCAAACAACTCGTCAGTAGTTATCGTCGTAGACGTAGGTGAACTAAATAACTCGTCAGTAGTTATAGTCTCTGCTTTGGCTGACTTCACTCCAAGCACTTCTTCAAGGCCAGCCTTGAGTAGTCCCATGTGGTCGGTGTCAAGTGCAGCACCAGGTCCAGGGGCTTCCTCTTGTGGAGGTATTGGCATTTCTCCCATAGATGCTGGAGCCTCGTCAAACGGAGCCGATAAAGCTTCCTTAGAGAATACCAATGGTTCATCTATGTACGCTCGTATACCTTGGTCTAGGGCGAATCCTACACCGAGTTGTGTTGCTAATCGTTGCTTGAATCCTTTACCAAACTTCGATGCGCCAAGTGCACCCTTTCCCATGCGAACAGCAGGAGTAGCAAACATAGTAGCCACACCAAGTGGGCTTTTAAGAAACTTATTAGGAAGTGGAGGGCCAATCCATGTACCTGCTGCTAGGGCTAATTGGTTTAACCAGTTCTTTGGAAGCCCTCTAGGGACATCGAGGTTTTCCCATAAATCATCTGTCAGTTCTTCTCCAGTCTCTGCAAGTGATCTATCTATTCCACTTTCTTGAGCCTTCTTAAAAGAGTCAACGTACCCTAGTTCTGGGTCTGTGATTTCACGTTGTTGGGCAGCTTCAGGACGATACCTCTTCTCTATTCTCCGTAATCCCTTATCCATGCCAGCTTCCCAAGCGGAACCAGCATACCCCGCTAGGGCAGGAAGCAGAGTAAAGTTCTGCGCAGCACCCGCGGCAATGTATCTGAGTGGATCAGGTAATACCTCATTCCGAACATCTCGGTATATGTTCGTCAATGAGAGAGGCTCCCCAAATAGCTCCTCAGTTGTATAAGTTGTTTCCATGTTTACCTAGAAGGAATCTCCGACCCTGGCGCTGGATATCTAGGAGGTGGAGTAACAGGACCACCAGCAGTCTGATCTTGACCAGGTAAGTGTACAAGCGCCCATGTGTCGTCACCCATATACTTGTATAAGCCGCCGCCTTTGTCAGGACTACTTCTTACAATAGTACCTATTTGTGCTTCGCCGCCACTTGCATACCACTCATCTCTCTTGGTCTTTCCTTTGGCAAACTCTTCGGGAGTAATGAAATTAGATCCACCAGGGACTACTTGAGTCTCTTCTTGATCTGCCTTCGTTGTTCGTTTTTTCCACGTACCTGCACCTGTGGGGACTTGCTCCGTGTCAGTGATTGAACTACCAGCAGCAGTTGTGTTTTTAGGATTTACAGCACCAGCAGCCGACGAAGCGACTGATATCGGCATACCACGAAATACCGAATTGTCAGGGGAGGCAGTTTCCGCAGCAGTCGGTTGTATGTCTGAGAATACCCCTGATTGTCCGAGTGCATAAGTTGCGGGAGCATCCAACGAAAAAAGCTTAGATCTAAAAAGACGATCCAGTGCAGTACGGTCGGCCATTCCTGTTTCGGCATCAACTGGCAACCCTAAACCAGCAAACGTGGCACCGATATTACCGATATTCGCTAACCTTTGTTTCGCTAATGCTCCTTTGTTTTGCAGCTTCTGTACTACATCTGCCGAAGCTAGATCACTAAGAGGTTTGTTCGGCCCCGCCTTGTCGAAGTCAAACTCCGGCTTGGCAAGTCGTTCTAAAGGATCAGTTGCTAGTACTGCATTAGGCATTATTCTTCTCCTAGTCTGGCTTTATTCTCTCGTAGAAATTCATCCAGTCTCTATTCTGCTGGTCGGCCATTACATAATTTGTATAGTTTCTTGCCGCATTACTTGCTGCAGTGGGGAAAACCGCACTGGACAAGTCTATGGGTTGACCGGGAATTGGTATCTGTTGTACTGCTTGAGCAGCTACAGCACCAGGACCGCCAGTTTTATAAGGAGGAGCAGCTTCCTGTACTCCATAAGCCTCCATCGCTTTCTGTAGATTCTGTAGGTCAGCTAGTTGACCCTTCTGGAATAGCTCTGTTGCTGCTACTTCCCCACCGACTTTGGTCTGGTCTACATAATCACCAATAGTACGTACAGTTCCTTGTTCCCACGGTCCTCCACCTCCTTTAGGTTGAATGCCCCCACCCTTTCGTGCCCGCTCCATGAGCACTCGCTCTAGACCAGACTCGAAGTTCCCTTGGTTTAACTGTCTATCTCTCTCGACCATGCCTCGAGCATCTTGAAGCGTAGGAATCGTGAAGCCAAAGTTTTCTACCGCCTCATTCTGTCTTCTCGCACGGTCTATATCTCCAAAGGCTCGTGTTCCTCTTGCTACAGCAGCGTCTTCTCCCCCAGGAGCCGAGCCAATCCATTGATCGCCTTCCCACCGTCCTGCGCCAAAGGGGTCTGTAAATTGTTGGGCGGCTAATGCTTTGTCTCGTGATTCTTCCTGCGAGGCAATGGTTGCTTTTTGTGCCTTTACACCCGCATCACTCTGTTCCTTCCCAGAGAGGTAATCAAACAGACTCGAACCAAGTATACCTAAGCCAATTCCTGTACCAGCGTCCATCTTAAAATGCTCCACTTCCTCTTGAACCAAGTCCCCGTCTGGCTCTATCACGCCCTGATGCTTGTTCTCTAGCAGCAATTGCGTCTAAGAATGATGGGCTTGGCGAACCAGAAACTACTCCTTGCGCCCTACCCGCTGATTGTAATGCACCAGTTACGTCAAACAATGGTTCAACACCAATTGCCTCACGGACATCACCGCCGAGCGTTCCTTGCCTTTCTTCGATCAGCCCTGCGCGTTCAGTACTAAATGGTGCAACGTCAAATAAGTCTTCGCCAAGTTTATAACTACCGGCCTCTTGTTCAGCCCTTTCCCTGACGGCTCCGATGTCACTTCTGGCACCGCCCAAGACACTAGAACCAAGCTCCGATACCCGCTCTTTGGCAGCTGGAACCTGTGACTCAAGATACATGTTGGCTGTCCGTCCACCTAGAGGATTAAGATTCCCTCTAGCTTCGAAGGCACTAATCTGTTGTCCAGCTGGTCCACGACGTTCTTCGATGATGCTACCGATGATGTCATCATCTAGTGTTTGAAAGACATCACCTGGGAAAGCAGTACCAATCTCTTGATTAAACGCTTGTCTACGTAGATTCTCTTCATCACCAAGGATTATCCGTCCTAAAGACGGATTGTCGAAGACTGTATTGAATTGTGATTCGGTGATGCTAGGACCAAGTGCTACATTCTCTCGTTCAATGCCAGAGCCAATAACCTTATTAAACTCTGCTATCGCAGCTTCTTCTTCTTCAGGAGTCTGCCCTTCCCGCAAGAACGGATTAGCCACATCAGCCGTCATACGATCAAACGCTGCTTGTGACAAGGTATTCCTAGCTTCGTTGTGTAACACAGCTATCTGTTGTGGGGACCAAGTATCTGCTAAGACTTCATCTACTTCGGGTACGCCAGAATTAAGGGCGTCCGTTAACGTCATATCGGCCCACATCGAGGCAGCCTTACCCCCAAGTCTAGCTCCTATGTCTCCAATAGTTTCAATAGGCGGTAATGGATCGAGATTAAAGCCGAGTTGACCTAAAGTCTTTTGTCCAATATCGTCTATTATATTAAAGCCTGTGACAAGAGCCTTTCCTGGTTCGGTTTGGAATGGTACGTTAACAAATTCGGATACGCCCTTCACGCCTTCTCTAGCTGCCTTTACTGGTTCCTCACCGAATACACTAGTAAGAGGCGTATTCAAGAAAGATCGACTAGATTCTATAGCAGCATCAACAGCCGCTTGGGTTGCCATAGCAGGATCAGCTGCACCGGCACCAGCAAGGATAGCCCCTGTGGCACTATCAACAATTGTAGCACCGATGCCTCCTACTTGCCCAATAGCCCCACCGCCTACATCCATTATTGGTGCTACAGTCCCAGCAAACCCAGATAAAGCTGATTGAGGAACTTGTTGTATTGTCGCTGCTCCAGTAGACAATGCTCTTCCAACGCCACTAATTCCAGCTGTCGGTTGGAAGCCACCTAATAGTCCTCTAGTAACCTGACTACCAATGAAGCTAGAGGCACCAGCTATTAGTGACTCCTTGAAGCTGCCTCCTGTAGCACCTGTGGCCGCAGCAGCAGAAACAGCAACGGCAAGAACAGACCCACCAGTAGCAATGCCAACTACAATAGGAACCGCAATTCTAACGATAGACTTAAAGAAGCCTCCGTAACCCATTACTGCGCCCCTCCTTGTACCATACGTACAATAGCATCAAGCCTCTGTGCTACTTGAGGCGGTAATTGTTCTTTCAACTGTGCTCCTAACTGTCCCCTCTCTGGCTCAGGGATAGCCAAAAACTTCTGTATAAGTATAGTCAATTGCTCTCTACTAAGGAACTGTAATGGGTCTGCTTGTGTATCTTGTAGGTCTACTTGATCTTCTACTGTTGGTTCCTGAAAGGCTTGATCAAGTACTCCTACATCATCTGCAATGGACAACAACTCCGCGAGGAAGTCATCAACTGGACTTTCGACCATAGGCGAAAGAGATTCACGTATGCTAGGACCACCAGGAGCAACCGGTGCTGGTCCTTGTGTGCCAGTTAATTCTGGGGGTAATCCGGGTGGGGGTATCTGTGCCATAGCATCCTCATTTTATAGTCAAATCAAACACTTGTCAAGCCTCTCCTAGACAATATCGAAGCTGTTGCCGAAGTTGTGCATAATCGGAGATCATGTTCGACAACTCTGAGCCAAGTCCAAGCTGCTCTAATTCGTCAGCCACTAGAGCTTGCTGTTCCTCAGAATATACAACGAGAGGTGGACAAGTATTATAGCCCCCCTTCACGCAACCGCTTAATAAGCTCACGAATAGTAGGCTTACGAGTACGTAACTGCTCGTCTTTAATCTCGATTGTCTCATCAAGGTCTTCCTTTTTCTGGGCTGTCTTCCCCCACTTGTAGGCTACCCAAACTGAGAGTAGAACAACAAGTGAGGTAAGACCAAGCCCAACAAGACTGGACGTCATTTGCGCTTCTTTGTCGTAACTGCATCTGCGTTAGTGTTGTTCAAGAAGTTACCAGCAATTAAGTTAAGCACCGAAAGAACTGCTCCGACAATCTTATCATCCGATTTCGTCGGAGTTAGTGCAGTCACCGCTGTTGCTGCCGTAACTAATCCACATAACGCCTGGACCCACTCTGGAATGAGTGCCCATACGTTCAATAGCATTTCCATTATGTTTTCCTTTCTACGTTAACTAGAAGAAATGTTAGGAGTAATAGGAACGACGTTCTTCTTCCCGTTCCCTTTCTCCGTTCTAGGACTTGCGACAACCTGTACAACTTCAAAATGCCATAGGTCGTCAAAGTTGTTGTCCTTTACCTGCCAGTCATGGTTCCAATCGCCTCCCCAGCGAAGTAGTACTCCTTTCATAGCTGCCATGCCTAGTATGAACCCAGCAAATAGAGTGGCTCTTTCTCTATCATGCCAGTCTATCGGACATGGAGCAGCATCAATAGCCTCCGATGGGAGTGTATTGTGCTTCCCGTTAGGGAACTGTACCTGGCTCTTACCCGATTCGTAGTAGTCATTCTGACGCTTCTCATTTCTATGTCCATCTATGATAGTAATATCCATAAATTTAAGAGCTTCACTGAATACCTCCTGCAATGCAGGGCAACACGAGTTAAGCTTCTCTTGCGAACTTTCTGAATACTTGTACATTAGCCTATGGTATGGTCATCTGGAACAAGAAGGTAAGGAGGATCAACGTGAGGAAAATACTGCTTACCATCACAAGTGTAAGACATAAGTCTATCACTGGAACGTAAGATCGCAGCTGCTGCTTCTTGAGCAACCTTGTGACATAAGACATTATTTTCATACTCCACGACTATTTTCTCTGGGTACTTTTCGCATTGTGGATTGGAAAATGCACATACAAATAAAATAAGTTCCTTCACCAAGCATCCTTACTATTTTCCGCTGAGAAATGGTAAAATCTTCGAGACTAAAGCCCCCGCAGTTCCAGCAACGCCAGCAGCCAGTAATAAAGTTTTCCACCCACCACGGGCTTCATTCAGTGTTTTCAGGATAATCCGCATGTCCTTTTTCACCGTTATCAGATCGGCTTCCACCGCTCCAAGACGGCCTATCAGTATCCCGATGTCTTTG